CTTCGAGGTAAGTAAAACAGTTCGTCGCCAACCAAAGCGCGAAAGTAACGTTGAGTGGCAGCATCTTTTTGCTGCTCTTCGTTACCCATGACATACCCACCAACAGCAAGCATCATAGAGAAGGGCTCGGCTCTAACATCGAGACGAACTCTCTCCTGACACAAGCTGAGATAAGTATAGCGCTTTGGACACCCGGACGTGAGGATCCCTTGATCAGGGTTCAACCATTCGGGTACGAGGTGGGGCTTTCCGTCTACAAACGAACGCAGGCATGTAAGGGTACGGTGCAATAGAAGATTTTCTCTAGTGCACCACTCCATTACCTGGTTGATTACGACGTAGACGTCTTGTTCTGTAGCAAGCGACTTCACATAGAAAGGAGTCACATCGACCCCATTTAGGAAATCACCGCCACAAGACTCGCGAAAGGCACCTTCACTGTAGGACTTATCGTGGTTAACGACGAGTCCCGCCTTTGTCAGCGTATCTACGACACCGGCATATTCGTGCGTGGGAACAATGATATCATCCCCATACACACACGTGTTTGACCAATCCAAGAACAGGGTCGGTCCGCCACGCGTACACCGGTAACCGTAGATAAGAGCTACAAGGATCAACGTCATTAAGGGAAAAGTAAAACCATTCCCCATTGTGCTGATCATATATAGCTCGTGCTGTACACCAGAACTCAGAGCTTTACCATCGCTCGGAGCGGTAATTGTGGGCGACCTGAGCTTCATTAACAGGTCGAACCACACATCTGGCATAAGGGCACGTACAAGATCGATGCTGATCATATCGCTAGCGGATTTCAAATCAAGGGTAGCTACACTCCCTGACTCTGACCCGCGTTTGGCCATAGCTATGTTCTTTAGCTGTTGGGTGCGAATGTCCAGTCCGATAAGCCGTAAAGCATTCTCGAGGTACGTGCCTGCAGCAAGCTGCAGACACATATTACCCGAGGGCTCTATTGCTATTGTACGTTCAGTGTCCTCGTTTTTGGGCACTGTTGTTAGTCGAGAACCTTCAATCTGCTTCACGCCCGAAACTTGTAAGTGACCATCATTGGCCACAAAGTAAGGGCAAGTAGATCGCAGTTTAAGAACCAAAGGTTCACACAGAGCGGTGCAAGTCATGTCCTGAAATATCTTGTCAGCTGCATGCGTACCCTTGATGCCATTACTGGCACCAGGGCCGTACCGCCAAAAAGACAACAGAACCGACATCTCGAGTGGCTGCTGTATCGCCAGCTCATCCTGGGTAGTCGTGTAACGCTCTAAAACATTAGTAATGAAATAACGAGCGTTATCACGGACCCGTGGATCAAGGGCAAGGGAAGGTGGGCAAGTTCTTTGTATTTCTCCCACCCTCTCGTTAATCGATAGAAAATTAACTATCGCTTGCTCTCGAAGACCTTCTCTAAGGAAGCGTGCGCGTTTACGAGCACGTTGCACCTGACGTTGGACGGCGAACGATTGCCCCCCAACATCAAGAAGCTCTTCTAACAGTGTGTCGAAGAACGCGGTTAAGCGCTCTTCTGCACGTTCTTTCACGTTGCTTTTACTCACAGGATAACTCCCGATGATAACAGCGTTTTGATCAAGAATCCACAGCTAGCAGACTCCTCACGGAGCCTACCCTAAAGCTAGGCACAAACTACCTAACCTTCTTCGCCGACGTTACTATTGAAGGCGTCGTTTCCGACGTCTCCGAAGTAATCTCGACTGGAGCGGTGGTTGCGGCATTCACTCTGATCTGAGCAATTGCAGTTACGAGTGGGTCTACCAAAACCGCAGGAGTATGTGCAATGATGATCAAAGCACACGCAACCGCAATCCCAGCAGACGCAACCCGAGCCCAGGTCAAAGGACACCTGTCAACACCGTGAGCGAAATTCCACTCGCTTGTTCCCAGCCAATTCCAAAATGGCAACTGACCATGGCGCGAATTTCCTCAGGCTCATACGTGTCGACCCCGGCTGGAACTTCGATTATCGTGGTGATTTTAGGCACCATGATGCTCTGGTTCGCAGCAGGAGCTGCACCCTTACGCGTGATAAATTTATACACGTTTAGGGGTACATTCTTGATAACGCCGGTTACAGGGTTAGCCTGCGGCAACGTTCTCAGAACAGGAGGTCGGAAAAACGCAACGGTAAACGGTTTTGACACCGAATTGACCGTCACATCAGTCTGGGTACCGCCAAGTGTACCAACGGCGTATTGCTTACCGTTGATATTCGGCGCGACATCCGTGAGAAGCGTATAGGTCGGGGAAGTTAATCCCGAGACCGTTGCGCCTGTAGCGGGTGAAGCTGGTGCGAAAGACAAAGTATGTCCTTTCGTAACGAGAGTATGGTGGAGTTTCAGATCTAAACTCAGACCTTGACCCCACGTCTACCCCCAAGCACAGCCCCCAAGTTCAATAGCTTGGTTAGACTGTACTTCGCGATTTCATCCGTGGATTTAATACGGAGAGCGCGAAATGGTAGATTGGCAAGAGAAACGCGACTGAACGAGACATAATCGTGATACCCCTTCGTCACCTTACCTGAAAATGTAAATCCAGGATCGGTAACAACACGGGGCAGGAACGTTGTCTCGCACTGGTACTTCGTGTTCTTTGATATGTACTTCACTACACCCGGGAGGGTGTAGAACATATCATCAAGCCACGGGCCCACAGTAGCAACGTAGTCTACCACCCAGGAAAAAGCCGTAAGCTCCCACAATACACCGGGGAGCGCTCCGAGCTTCAACCCAAGATGGTTCGCTACACTGTAGGAAGCAGCTGATCTGAGGTTAAGATCAGCGCCTGCCACAAACCGGACTCCATGCTGGTGGTAAGCCATGCTATCAACACGCATGGCAGCGCCAAAAGCAATTATTTCATCCCCAGTCTTAACGGATGAAGTGTAGTCCATAGTCGCAGTACCTGTGACGCGTACGGAGCCGTCTAATCGCGTAGTATACTTCGCGATAGCGTCTGCGCCTTTCGCAAGGTCTTGGAGCAGGGGATTAACCCCGAAACCAAAGCCAAGCCAGGCGTCGCTCGCAAACTTCAAGGCACTCTTGCCGCCGGTTTTCTTTGCGGCTAACAGAGCTTTAAGCGCATCCATACCGAGCGAGTTGATCTGCCGCACTAAGCGGTGGATTTCTCTCGACTCAGCTAAAGGCGCCGCGAGTTCTGCTTTACCTATGTAGCCATTAAGCTTGTTCTTGAGTTTTGAAATGGCGATGTCGCTAAGTCTTTCAGCGTTCGTCGCCTCTTCAAGGACAAGGGACCCACCCGCAAGTGCGCCGTAGCATGAAGACAGATAGTTCTTGTCTTCAGCCTGGCCATAATAGCGTATGGGAGTATAGTAAGCAATTTGCCTAGCATACGGGTAAGTTGCATTACTACCTTTGGCTACTAGTGTCTTCCACTCTGGGTGATTCGAAGCAGTTCTACCATTAGTACCGATGGTCATAGCATAGTTGTCGTCGAGAAAGGACATCGTAGTCATTGCTGACTTGATCGTCCAATCCGCCCAACGTCTATACTGAAACTTGACCGGTACAACAGTAGGAGTTCTAGCTTCCCTTGGAGGCCGAATTTTCTTCGGACCCCGAGGAAGGATCGGATAAAACTTAGGCTTGTATGTCTTTTGAGCCATATCCTCTCCTAGAGTTATAAGTGAAATACACAGACACGGAGAATTCCGTGCCTAAAAGGGACCTCTTCTTAAGTTCAACCAGCTTTGCAATGAACCTACGCCACCGTTGAACACCACCGTTATGAGCAGTGATGTCCAACGGTGCTGCCACGGGTCATTACTCCGTGGACTAACGCGCGCAGGAAGCTAGTAAAAGTCTCAAAGGTATATGCGAGTTGCAAATTCGCATATCCGTAATATTGAGACAATTAGCTGCTATTGTGAAACCAGGTTGAACC